CTACAGAGTCAGTATCTGGCAGCAATGCAAAGCATTACCTGTCCAAGACCCAGCTATTCATGGGCGGTATCTCACAGGAACTGGGGGTAGTGTCACACAGACACTAGGGGGGTATCAGAGAGACACTGGGGTAGTGTCAGAGGTACACCCTAAGAAAAACAATATAACTAAAACAATTAACTATAAAACTAAAGGGTTCGATACTTTTTGGAAAACCTACAGGAGTATCTCACCGACAATGAGGGTTGTATCACAATCTAAAAAGCTTGCAAAGGAGCAATATGCCAAGTTAGGCAGAAAGACACAGGAAAAACTTACACGCTGTTTAGAGGCCGATATAAGAGCCAGAACAAAACAATTAAAAAATGATTCTTTTGCTCCATTATTTCCTGATTGTTTTCGTTGGATTAAAAATGGCCAATATGAACAATATTTAGAGTTGCCAACTCAGCCAAAACCTACTACATTTAGAAAACTTAAAAACACCCCTTTTTAAACCATGAAAAACTACAAACGATCACCTATTGATCGGGAAGTA